CCCAGCTGTTCTGTAGAATCCTGTATTAATGTTCGTAAATTTCTGAGCTAGTCCTTGTTCAGAATCAAGCGCTATATCATTTCTAGTATTAACAGTTCCGTCTGTCTTTGAAATTGCAATATGATTATCTTTAATTTCAGTAGAGGTTGTAACTGGACCATTAGTTGTTGTACTTACGAACTCACCATCAGTAATTGTTAAATTTTTACCATCAATTTTATCTGATGTTATCGATTCAGCCGCAAAGTTATTGACGCTAAAATAGTTAATCACCCAATGAGTGCCATTATAGTAATACTCTGTATTTGGCTTAATCACTGTTCCATCACTCGCTGTAAGGTCTGTTGTTCCTGAGTATTTCCAAGTCAATCCTTTGAATCGAGTGCTTGGCTCAGTATTGGAAACAGTTTTACCAGGATCACCATTACTTCCAGCAGGGCCTTGTGGTCCAGTATTCCCCTGAGGACCTTGCGGCCCTATTGCTCCATCGCTTCCCATTTTCGCAACGGAATATCCTGTTTCGCTGGTATTGTCCGTATAAGCCCAAACGGTCTTAGTCCACAGATAACTACCTGCTTCAACCATCGGAACTGTGGAAGTCCAACCGCTAGTCGGTGCCGTTGTTCCACTTGTTGATCCTGCGTATGTAATGGTCGTAGTTTTGATACCAGTACCATCTTTACCAGCAATTCCGTCATTACCGTTATTTCCGTCTTTAGAAATATAAGTTACTGAGTAACCTGTTTCAAATGAGTTGTCCGTGTATGTCCATACTGTTTTAGTCCAGAGATACTGACCTTTTACAAGACTAGGAACCGAACTTGTCCAGCCAGTAGTCGGCGCTATCGTTCCGCTTATTGAAATAGCGTATGTGATAACAGTGGTTTTTATTCCAACCCCGTCCTTACCTGCTAATCCGTCTTTACCATTTGCTCCATCTTTACCGTCATTCCCTCGTATCAGACTCCAAGTATAATCAGATGGCTTAGTGCTGTCAGCTTGCGTAAAGTCTGTGTACTGACCGATGTAGCTAGGCCAGTCAGCGGTTGTTACTTCGCTAGCTGATGGCATGTGTGGAGTGGCGGTTGAACCTGGCTCTTGTTTTGGTTTTCTAATTCTAAGCGTAAAACTAGCTTCACCTGAACCTGAGAATTTAGTTAAAAAGATTGACTCTGTATGAACAGAAGGGTCTTCATGCGGCGGTATTGTTGAGGTATATGTTATTCTTATCCATTGGTTTAGCATTTTACTAGGGTCTTTAGGTAAATCAATGTAACATATTCTCTTCCATGAGTTTATTGACCAATCTGAGTTGTGAGTGTATCTCTGCCCAATCCAAAATTCTTCCAGATATACTCCAGCAGGGAAATTCCAACTTGTAAACATAACATCCATGCTCATTGTATATGTATCACCGGGTTTGTAATCTCCAGGTTGAATAGAGAAACCATCCCACATACTTATGCCAGCATATGAATTATTTCCCTTTAGTGTTACTTCACCATAGCCATCTTCTACTTTGTCGAAGTTTTTAAAGAACCCATCTTTGGTTTTGGCTGAACTATTAACTAACAAATTCAAATTCGGATAAACAGTCGTGAAACCGTCCGTACCGTCTGCGCTGTAAGACCATGCTGTGTAAAAATATGGAGTCTTACCGTTCATTGCAACAGAATAGCCTGTTTCACTCGTACTGTCAGAATAGGTCCAGACAGTCTTAGTCCACAGATAACTACCTTCTGCAACTGTTGGAACTGTGGAAGTCCAGCCACTGCTTGGTGCTATCGTTCCGCTTGTTGATTGTGCATAAGTTATTGTAGTTGCTGTAATTCCTACTCCATCTTTACCAGCAATTCCATTAGTACCGTTGTTACCATTGGTACCCATATAGGCTACAGCATATCCAGTTTCTGTAGTGTTATCTGTATACGTCCAGATGGTGCGTGTCCACAGAAAACTACCTTTAGCCACACTAGGGACACTAGTTGACCATGTACCAGTTGGAGCAGTGGTACCATTAGTACTTGCTTGATAAGTGATTGCCGTGGCTTTAATTCCCTTACCATCTTTACCTGCTATTCCGTCTCTACCACTGGCACCTGTCAGTCCCATTAAAGCATTGATATATCCCTGCTCTGACGTACCATCTGTATATTGCCATGTGGTGCGCGTCCAAAGATACTGACCTGCTGGTACTGTTGGAATAGTGGTACTCCAACCACCGGTAGGCTTACTAGTACCAGAAACTGCGCCAACATACTCAATGATAGTATTGCTAATACCGACACCATCTTTACCTGCTATTCCGTTTGTACCATTGTTTCCATCTTTTGCAATATAAGATACTGAATAGCCTGTTTCACTGGTATTGTCCGTGTATGTCCATAATGTTTTAGTCCAGAGATGTTGTTCTTTCACTAGAGTAGGGACTTGTGAAGTCCAGCCAGTTGTTGGTGTAACTGTACCGCTTGAAGATATAGTATATGTAACTGTGGTTGAACGTAGTCCAACACCGTCCTTACCTGCTCTCCCATCATTTCCAGTATCTCCCTTATCGCCTTTATCACCATAAACTGCTTTTTGTTCAATAACATCTTGCGTTAAAGGTGCTAAATTGAAAGTTGTTCGAGTGATAGACCATAGATATTTATTAGTAGCTGTCGTTGTTGGTTGAGTAGTGAGCCAACCTGCGTCTGACCAAGCTTGCGTTGGTGTTGCAGTAGTCGTTGTCAAACGCCACTTTTGAGAAACGTTTGTAACAGAACGTCCATTTGTTCCATCATCTACATTAGTGATGGTAACCGACTGACTTGCGACTACTTTACCCGCAACCGTTGCTTTAAAGCTATAAACTGCTTTATCCGCAACTCCGCTGGCATCAACTGTGATTGTCTGAGTTGGAGCAACAACTGTTCCATCTTTCGACCATTCGTAGCTGTCTGCGACTGTTTCAGTTGTTGCAGAGCCTTTGAAAATATGAGCTGATAAAGTTGTTGAGCCAGTACCATTTTTGAACTGTGTGCCATTAGTTGTGCTAAGTTCTGCTCGAAACGGAGTAGCTGCATCGACCAACTGATTAACTTGTGTCATTAGGTCATCTGATAAATCATTTTGCAATTCAACGAAATTTTCAAAGGTGATTTCGTTTGTTTCTGGATTACTATCGGATGATTTAATTTCAGTTGCTCTCGCTCTTAAGATTAATCCGAAATCACCTTGCTCATTTGAAAAATTATCATCTTCAATGGTTACTGTATCACCAATCTGAATAGGAAGTTTTCCATCGAGAGCTTGCGATACTAAATTGCTATTTGTTTTGATTTTATAAGTAATCTGAGGATAAGCGTATGACTTAAATTGTTGAACAATATATCCCCACATTTGAGCAGGAGTAGTATACTCGGTTTCAAAATTTTTCCTAAGCCATATATCTGAAGAGTCTTTTCTAAGATGAGCTGGATATTTCTGAGCAGAAAGTGGAGCAAATGCTGTATCGTCATTTTTTCTTTTATAAAACTCCTCAACTCCATCTGAATTAATATAGGAAAATTCACTTGAATTCCAATTAGTTCCATCTTTACCTATAACTTTAGACGCATTAAAGAACTCAAAATTATAAGTTCTCTCAATCCCCTTAACGTTCTTTCCATATACAAGCTCAACATCATCCCTGATTGCCCCTATACCACCTTTGCCTGAATCATCGCGTTTTTTAACGATATTTAAAATTATTTTATCAACCGCGCCATTATTGGTTAGTTTTGTAATAAACTCAAACTCGGCATCAAAGTTGTTAATTAAAGATAAAAGGCGATTTAGTTTTGTATCTTGGGAATCATATTTTATGACTCTTGTATAATCAGCAACATCATTCCTTCCAATTTCAATTTGATTGTTTGAAATTAATTCAAAATAATCGATATACCATTGCAGAGTATGAGTTGATGAATTATCAAACTTATCAACATATTCTAAAGACAATTCACGGTCTAGTGATAAACATTTATACGTTATTTCTGTGTCTGTTTCATAGAACCCATCTGAACCAGCAGGAAAAACTGCATATTGTTTACCATTTTTCTCGAAAGAGAAGCATGTCTCATCATTAAAAAATCTGGAGTAGTCTTGAATGATGTTGTTTTTGGATTTTAATATCGTAAATTCAAATGATGCTGTACCTAGACTTAGATAATCAATCAAAGTATCTTTGTAATAACTTGGTAAACCGGGAATATCATTATCAATGAAAGTTACTGGAACTAAGTCTTTATTTAAAACATTAATAATCAAAGTATATTTTCCTCCCATGAAATTTCTACATCTGGAGCAATAGTTACCCAACTTGAAGGTGATAGAATTATTTCGCTTTCTCCCGGTGGAAAAACCAAAAATTTAGCTCCGTTTATTTTTTCATTTGCTGATGATACCCCATCAATACTAATTGTTCCGTAATAACTATCAATTGAAAACTTTGAATGCTTTGCATAGCGATTTGGAATATCTTCCCATTTTTGGATATTATCCTTACGACAAGATATGTTTCTCATAGATAAATTAGTCATAAATTTATTCGACTGTGTATATTGCCCAATATAAATGTAAACTTTTGCAATTTCAACATTTGCTAAATCTGGAATATAAAAAGGAATTCTAGCCCCCTTCCAATAGAATTCCAATTTCTCGCCAGTTTTAACAAAATCTGTACTACCATTTCTCTCATTGAATTGTGTGTTATTCATATCTCCAGCGCCATTTCCTTCGCCGTTATTGGAAATAAAATCCTTTGAACCTAATTCTCTCGGATTACTACCACCGCACCAGAATTTAACTTGAGCTTTATTTCCAGACATATCACCTTTTGAAATTCCATACCCAGCGACTAATTTATCATTGACATCAGTAAATAGAACTTGCAATAATCCAGTCTGACCAAATGCTCCAGCCCAAGCAAATAAATTGAAATATGAATAGAAATTGACCGCTCCAACATGACCGTTTGAATCTGCTGGTAAAGTCATTACTTTCATGCCACCAGCTACTCCTTGGTTAGAACCAACAGTTCCTTGGTCTTTTAATCTCAACCCATCTGTTTGATATTCAAGTTTTCCGTTTGTAGCTAACCAATTATTTTGAGGGTTAACAGTTCCAGCTGCAACATCTTTAAATTTAGAAAACGATGTGTCATCCTTGCTATCATAAAGATACTCGCTTTTTTGCACATCTATACCATCGACTTCTGTAATTTTACCCATGGCAAACCCACCACTAACATGAGCTAAAGATAAATATCCGTTTTCTTGATTATTTATAATGTCAATTCTAGGATACGCTGGTTTTGTACCATTATTTATTACTTTTATTCTGACGCTTCCATCAGTATTTTTAGTAATAGTACCGCTAGGCCCACCGCTATTTGTAGAATTTAGAGTTACCCTATCAGTTCGGTGAGCTGCACCGTCACTTACAAATAGAGTAAATGAACCATCGGCTTCAAATCCATTATCGGTATATTCAAATTTCCCAGTAAGAATCGCATTGTAATAATAATTTGGCTCATCGCTAAAACTTAACTCTTTAGTAACGTTCGATGATAGAATTTGTCCTAATTTCCTTCTGACAAAGTTTACATCTAATCCATCAATAACATGAAATGACATTGGGATTTCTTTAGGACCTCTTTTTACAGATACAATTTCAACACCATCAGACGAATTTTCTTCTGTAGTTAGAGTATTTTCAGAAGCTACTCCACGTTCAATTTTAGTGAATTTAACGTAATCTGTGAGGTAGTCATCACCATATTTTACTTTGAACATTTTTCTCTCCTATTTTTTTCTACCAATCATTCTGTCTCTGGTATCTCTTGAAGTTTTTACAGTTTCGAAATCATCATAGATAGTTTCTGCAACTTCTCTACCATTAACTTTTATAGAAATTTTTCGTTGATTCATTTCATCGATTCTATCGCCCATTTTGTCAATCTTTTCAGACAGTGTCGCATTATTAGAGTTAACTAGCTGAGCTTGACTATAAGAAGTCGAACTAGAGACACTAGCGTTTAATGCTGTGTCAAGCGAAGGTAATCCTCCTGTGAGCGAATCAGCTAGCTTGTTAGCCATAGATGAAACGTTAGCTTGAACTTTTTTGAATTTGTCTTGAAGCCCCTCATCCAAGCCTTCCATGATTGAACCACCATGAGGAATGAGTAAGCGTCTATCATATGAAATAGGCCCTTTATGGTCTGAAATCCATTTACCAATACCACCTACCCAGCTCTTAACATCTTCAAATTTATCTTTCAAACCATTAAAAAAACCACTAATGATTGCGGACCCTTGATTATAAAGTGTATTTAGTCCAAATAACCCAGCGATATTTTTTATAAAATTCCTAAAAACATCAACTGGATTTTTGCCGCTAATAATACCATTTACAAAGCTTCCAATGATTTGTACACCTTTGCTTAAGAATTCACCTACTTTTCCAGCAATAGTGCTAATTAAGTTATTCATAATTCTATTCATAGAGCTTAAAATTTGAGGTGTGGCGCTGACAAAACCGCTAATCAATGCTAAGATGATTTGAATAGCTGCGTTTATCAGCATCGGCAAATTATTAATTATTGTGTTAACTAATAATGGAATAGTTTTTTCCATCTGGCTTAATAATTGGGGCAACGCTTGAACTATTCCTTTAATAATAGCCAATATTATTTGAATTGATGCGCTCAACAGCAATGGCAAATTTGTTATAAGTGCATCAACCATTACAAATACAGCATTAACTATTGCTGGTATCAACTGGGGAATAGCTTGAGCCAATCCTGTGACAATAGCAACAATTATCTGTATTGCTGCAGTTATTAATAAAGGAAGATTCTGAGTCAAGGTATTTACTATCAATAGAACAGCCTGTAATTTAAAGCAAATCCTGTATAAGTCATTTTTTTCTCCTTATTTTCTAATATTTAGTGCAAGCGTTAAAACATAAAGATAGGCATCATGTTCTTGTTTTCCAAGATTTCTTGGTTGAGTATAAACGGAACTAGAATCAAAGAAAAAAGAGCCATCTCCTGATTCAAGAGTTACCAATTCATTATTTTCATAACGAGGTAATCTATCAAAATCATTGGCTATCTTCCATGCATCATTGTAAGCTTGCAATTGGTCAGTGTTTTTTATTGTGACTTGGACTAAAAAAGACATTTCCCTACCAAGAGAAAGGTCTTTTATTCCTTGTCCAGACGCCACAGATTGAAGCGATATGTCACGCTCATTATCTTGTGGAGGATTATCCTCTTGGATAATTTGGCGGCCGCTATCGGTTAATCGTGGCGTTTCTAGTTGTAAAGTTCGCAAACGATTAGAAAGAACTGAAAATATATCCATCAAAGATTCTCCTTAATAGCATTTTGAGCAACTCTTCTAATATCTTCCATGTCTCGTGACTTTGCAACTTCTCCCCACCTCTGCTCGGCATCTGGATTATGTTCCTTAGATGGGGTACCAATGTAATAGGCATAAGCAGCATAATCTGTATCCCATATTACTTGCCCTTTATCAAAGTTACTAGCGCTCCAAACGCTCGATTCAGTTGCTCCAGTATCTTTTTTGACATACTTATTGGCTTTTTTAGCAAACTCTACGCTTGTTGGATTGAGTGCTTTTTTAATTGCTCTATCAACTCGGTTAAAGTTTCCTTTAAATTTAACACTCATTGTAACTGTACCTCCAAATGATGAGGGGTTCCTTGGTCAGTATAAGCTTCAAGACAGCCAATAATATTTAACTTCTTATTTTTAAAAGCTATCTTTCCTCCCTCATTAATTTCAATGAAAGGGCTAGAGTTTACTGAATCAATAAACAGAATGCCATTTGTATATGCTTCTGTATTGTCCGATTTAGTCACTTTCTTTCGAGTTGGAGTAAATCGTACATTCTTAATTACTGTACTTTTAGGCTTAGAGCCACCTCCCATAGAACCATCGCCAACGTTTGACGGCTCTGTGTAGGTTACTTCATGAATCAGCAGTCTTTTCGGGATTGGTTCAAATAACACTTATTTTTACCTCCTTTTTGACTAAAAGACCCGTTCCTTCCAGATACATTAATGTACTGGGAGATACTCTGTTTGTCTGCCTGCTTGAAGAAGGTTGGCTTGAAGAATAACTAAACCCAGAAATAGAAACGCTTTGAGATGATGAACTGACGCCGTTTATATTTGATTCAATACCTTCAACTTTGAAGTATTCAATTTGAGCACAAACAGCCTTTTTAATTAACTCTTGGACATTTGTTTTTAAATTATCAAATCCAATTTGAGGTATTTTATAATTTGTCAAAGAATCAATGATATCCTGAGAGCGTTTATTAAATTTTGGAAATCCATCATTTGCTATTGATTCTCCTTTATAAGATTCATCATAGTAAGTTTTATCTACATATTCCATTTGACCTCCTTTCCAAAAAAAAGAGTGGCATAAACCACCCTTTTTATTTAGAATTATTTAGCAGTTACGGTAATCACGCATGAGTTACGGTAATCTCGCATGTTGCAGTTTTACCATTTGAAGTTGTGGCTGTAATTGTTGCTTTTCCTTCTGCAACGGCAGTAACAGTTCCTTGAACAGGAGTGACTGTCGCAATAGCAATATTATTAGAACTAAATGTTACAGTTTTATCGTCTGCGTTATCAGGAGCAACTGTAGCAGTTAATTTTTGAGTTCCACCAACAGCTAAGCTTGCAGTTGTTTTATCCAACGTTACCCCAGTTGGTTCTTGGGGAACATCAGGGTGTCACCGTAACAACACCAACCATCTTAAGTTCACGGATTACGAAGTCAGCTGATGTCAAAACAAAATGATAAGTTGCTTGTTTAGCAATTGATGTTGGATCGGCTGCAGCTGTCTGCATTTTAACTTCATATCCAAGAACTGGGGTCAAATTTTCAAATGGTGAGAATAAAACAACCTTATCTGGGAAGTTATCAACTACTTCAACTGCAAAACCAGCAATATTTGTAAGTTGTCCATTAACAATTGCTACATCCCCAAGATTAGTTGCACGGCTTTGGATTTCAGCAACATAATGAGTTGAAGTTTTCAATGACATAAACCACTTGAAGTTAGAGTTGATGTATTTGCTTTCGAATCCTCCCACAACATCAGTCGTAAGTGTTTCGATTGTTGGAAGCGCAGTAGGTGTAAGTTTAACAACCGCTCCTGCTTGCGCTTTTTTAATGAATCCATCCTTTTGTTTCAAGAATTCATCCTTTGAGGCAGTGTCTCCATTAAAAGCAAGGTCTTGTAAATCAGCTCCAAATTGTTGTTGCATAAGAGTTGTCAACGCTTGGCGTACATCTTGGCCACGAGTTTGAGCAGTATAAAATACATTACTGTTTTCAATCCATGCATCAACGAAAAATGGTGAAAGAGTAAATGATACAGAAGATTCTTCAGCAATATCTGAACCTGTAGGAGTTGTAGCTGTTCCTTTATGCGTGCGCATTGTACGACGCTTAACACCAAGCTTATCGATAGAACCTGTTGATGATTTAGCAAAGTAAGGTGGCAATTTTTGAAGAGTTGCTTGTCCAGAAACGACATCCAAAACAAATGCACGCGCATTGTCAGAACGAAGCGTCACGTCGTTACCTGCTTTAGAAATAGCAGCAAATTGTTTTTGTAAAAGTTCTGTGTTGTTCATATTGTTTTTCTCCTTTAGTCTTCAATTGGGAAAAGTGCATCAACATAACTTGGTGTTGCTGACTTTTTAACTGTTTCTGAAATAATTTCATTAGTATTGCTGACACGAGCTTTTTCTAGAGCTTCAAGACGTCCAGCCATTGGAGCAATTGCTTCAGAAACTGCTTTTGCTACTGCTTTCGCATCAAGTGCTGCTTCTTCATCATCCGTTTTAACTTTTTTCTTTTTGCCGTCATCTTTAGGGTCAGCTTTAGGGTCTTTTGTAGCTTTTTCTAAAGCTTCCAAACGATCATTGATTGGTGTAAAAGCTGCACCTAGAGCTTTTTTAAGTTCTTCTTGAGTCATTTCGACTTCCTCCTGTTTTTTTAAATTAAAAAAAGACTTAACTGTATCAATTAGTCCTTTTGATTTCACTATTCCATTACCTTCTTTTAACTGGTTTATCACATCAATGAATTCATTGGCTTCAGCGATAATACTATCGTAAGTATCTGGTAATTCTTCATCGCCATCCCATATTAATCGATTTGCGGTTTGATAAAATGCATCAATCGCAGCAATTAAATTTCTTGAAGGTTCATTCCTGATATAACGATCTTTAGTCTGTTTCTTGACTTCTTCAACCTCTGCTGTTCCAGCAAGAGAGTATCCTGTAAATTCTCCCTTTTGGATTGACTCCCAAAGTTCATCTGTAGCTTTTGTTACAAGAACCCAAGTTCCTTTAGCAATAGCAGTATCACCTACGGTCATATCACTTGGAGCTACATAACTTTCAACAACTTTTCCAGCACTCGTTTTAAAATCATGTTGTTTATCGATGTTTTGATATTCTTCCATGAATCCATGTGCTGCTTTTTCAATCGTTTCAGCGTCCATAAAGTCGCCGTGTGCATCTTCTACATCAGGCTCATAGACAACTCCATAAACTAGCTTTTGAGGGTCATCTGACTTTGTTAAAAGTTTTACTGTCGTTTCAAAAGTTGGTTCACTAGCAGATTTAGTCAAAAAGAATTGCTTTTTATTTGCTGCTTTATCAACATACGAAACATGGGTAACTTTTACATTTTCTAGCTTTCGCATTTTTATCCTTTCTGTTTAATTTTTGGTGTACTTGTCAGCAAGCACGGGATTCATGAAACAATGACAACTGATAGAATTACCTGGCGATAATTGAGGGTCCCTTGGATACCTCGCTCTTTCGCCATCAATAATAAAGAAATCATCAACTGCAACAACTGTTCCGTCTGCCTGTCCATGTGACATTCTCGGTTCTCCTATACCACTAGTATGCCTCCATTCCTTTCCAACTATGTTCGGATTGGACATCATCGCTTCATACTGAGAGCCTGAGTACATTCTCAAAACCTCAGTAATTGATGTAGTTCTTGCTCTACTATGTCCAAACTCGTCTAGTTTAGAGAGGTTACGCTCTAGCCATTTAATGCCCTTTCCTTCGTCATACGAGGATTGAACAAGAAAAATGAACCTCTCTTTAGAAGTTAGGTCCATTAATTTTGGTAAACCTTTAAGCCATTTATCAATTTCTTTTGAATGACGGCTTTTAGGATTGAATTCACTATTTCCTTTATATTTGCTATTGAATTTATCAAAAAGCGCTACATAAGAAAGCTTTATTTTGGGATTGACTCTTTCGGACATTTTACTAATGAAAACTCTAGCTGCAAGTGCTGCTAAAATCATTTTCCGACTTGGTTTTTTATCTTTCTGAGCTAATTCTTCCAAGATTGGCGCAACTTGCTCATAATCTTCTTGAAGTATATCCTCTAATTCCTGTTCAATATCAGATATATTATCAGCAAGAGTTTCGGTAAAGCTAAAACCAGCCTTTCTTAAAAGCTTAGTCAGCTCTTCTTTTTCCTCTGCTGATAGTTCTAAGGATTTTTGAATTAATTCCGCATCATTCATCACGCGCCCTCCGCATTATTTGACGGATACCTGCCGCTATATCTGCCCCTGTTTCTGCGCCATAGGCTTTAGATAGGTTCACATCATCAGAATTTAGCCCATTTTGAGCGTTGGACTGTTTGGTCGGTAAATTATACTCCTCACCCTCAAAGTTCTCTAAAGGCAAGCCAAGTACATCAGATAGAGTGCCGCGTAAATCATTTGGAGCAACAGACCCAGCAGAATTTGCAACTTGAATAAACTTGGTAACGTCATCCATGTTTTTAATTTTTGGAGCTTTAAGATAAACTTCAACATATTTTAGGTCATACTCTTTAAATAAAGAATTAATCCGCCAAGCATAAGATTCACGTAAAGGTTGAAAAACTTGCTCCTCTGTCAATTCTTTGGCAGTCTCAGCAGTGTTTCTGTTGTAGTCAGTAGTCTTTGCCACATATATTGGAGGAAGCCTGAACGCCCCTAAAACAGCTTGAGTGACATTCTCATCATATTCAAGGAAAAGTGCATCTTTTTGTAAAACATCAGCAAGATGTTCAACCCTAATTGATGGCTTACTTTTATCTTCTCCGTAGCCTGCCGCTTCTTCTCCTGGCGAAACTTTTTCAGATTCTAACAAAATAAATTTATGTTGATTTTCTTCTCCACCAATTGAATCAGCATAGCTCTTCAAAGTCGCTTCACTTGCTTGTGTAAGTTGAGCATTTTCAAGCATGATTGCCAGAGGAATGTGCCGACCTTGTACAAAATAACGATAATTCAGCTCATCGGCTTTACGATTACCAATAATTTTAATCAGCGGTCCAATCCATCTTGGAACGCCATACGGGCTTTGAAAGTCTCCGATTTTAATGTGGATAACTTCAGTTGCTGTTCCATTGCCAATAGAACCATTCGTATCAAGTGGCGTTGTATCACCATAAGTCTTAAACCAAGTTCCAGAATTTACGGAGCTATCATCTGAGTTGTCACGATAATTAAAATATCTAACCTTAATCTGTTGACCTTGGTCATTAGTGACTACATTCTGCTTGGTAACTGTCATAAATTCAGGCTTGATTGAATCAAACCCTACAACATGACCGACGCCATTTCTAATAACTTCAAAATATCCGTTTCCGCATTCTTCAACTTGACGAATAACTTCTTGGATGATTTCTTTAGGAGGGCGTTCAAAGCTTAATTCATTGAGTAATTCTGTAAGAACATCCCATTCTGCTTTTGTTTCCGCGTTTTCATTGGAATCATCCATTTTATATCTCAAATCAAGACCGAATCCAGCAACATTAGTCGCATAAGCTTCAATACATTGGTTAAGAATATTGCTATTATCAACTACATCTCTCAAAGCAGCAATATCATAAGGAGGACTAATCAAAGTCAAATCTCTTCTAAAACTCTGTTCTCCCTCTTCACTTTTGATAACAGAAGCTAATACTCTGCTTTCATCTGCCATAACAGCCTGCTTCTTTAAACCTTTGGGAATTCCGCCAGATTTCCCACCACTAATAATTTTAGATGTCAATTTATCACCTCCCTAAAATGCTGTTGTTCTATTTTCTCTTCTTGTGTGTACTGGCCTTTTATCTAATCTGACAAGTGCCTGAGTCATACTATCGACATCATCGTCATGCGCTCCATTTGGAAAAGCAGTCAATTCATCAAGTATCTCGTCACTATATGATTTCCATAGTGGATGTGGCAAATAAACGTTGCCAGCCTCCCATAGAGGAGATACTGCCTGCGCTCTTACTTCTTTTCCGCCCTGTGGATTTACTGGAACTATGCCTTTTATTTTCTTCTGCAGCATTTCAATTACTGCGGAACCATTGGCTTTATCCTCAATAAGCTTTCCAATAGCTTCTGGATGCTTAGCTGTCATGACTTCAATAGCCTTCATAGTATCAACTATCCCCATTCGCTCATGGTGACGGTCTAACAGATAGTTTTCTACACCAGCACGCGCCCAAACTTGACCAGAAACAAAGTCAGATGTATTTTTATCTTTGAATGTACAGTCCCATGACTGCATTTGAATATCAAAATGACTTGGCATGACTTTTACATCATCACCAAGTCCTAATTTAACTTTCATTTCGAGTGTAGGCACATAAAACTTGGCCCATGACCGTTTAAAAATATCCCCGCCAGCTGGTGTTGGTCTTTGTTGATACAAAGCGGCCCAACCACGGGAGCCAGTCACTTCTTTAGTTTGTCTTGCCCACTCTTCATCTTTTCCGATTTCAGGGGCAAGAGATTCACCAATTTCACGATTTAATAAATCATTTTCTTCAGCAACTGCTGGTATTTTTATTTCAATCCACGGTAGTTTATTTTCCTTAAGAAGTCGTCCTGCTAAATCATCCTCATGCCATCTAGTCATGATAACAATGACAGAACCATCAGCAGATAAACGGGAGTAAAAGGTATCTTGCCATTCGCTATATATTTTGTCACGAATAGTTTTAGATTCCGCCTCAGCCCTATTTTTTATAGGGTCATCTATAATAAGTAAATTTGAACCACGACCTGTAGCTCCACCTAAAATTGATGTGCTGTAAAGTTGCCCTAAATGTTTATCAATTCCCCACTCTGAAACACTAGCGGTATCAGAACTAATTTCTAAATTAAATAATTCCTTACTAAAAGTTCTAAACTTTTCTCGGTTTTTTCTACCAAATTTTTTATAAAGTTCTTCTGAGTAAGAAACAACCATTGCAAGTTTATCTGGATTCTTCATCAAATAATATGAGGGGAAAGACTCTGTAATGAATGTTGATTTCCCATGTTGAGGTGGTAATTCAACGATAATAAAAAGACGCTCACCGTCTGATATTCGTTGCAAATAAGGAGCAATATACCTTTGATGTCTTAACGGCACAAAAGTACAGTTATTAGCATAGTAGAAATAATCAATATAATTTCTTCTAGCAAGCTCTTTTAGGGCCTCCTCACGGATTTTGTTCATATCATGTTCCATCAATACCATTTGCTAACCTCCGAAGTTCTTCTTCTGTTAGGTTTTGCATAGGATTACGAACCCCAATATCACCAGAAATTTGTGTTTCTCGTTTATCTCGCCATTCATTCGGCTTACGATTTTTAAGCCAGAAAATAGCCGCGGTTGTATCTGGTGCAACCTGCTTAGTAACTTCTTTTGAAATAACCATTTCACTTTCAGAAGGTTCTTCTTCAAAAAGTTCCTTTATACTTAACGAAAAAGTTATCCACTTTTGAATAAGCTTAGCTTTATCTTGGGTATAAAATTCTTGCTTTTGAAACCACGAAAGCCACTGATTATCTTTTTTAGAAGAGTTGCAAGAAGAACAAGCTGGCACAACATTAGCGATTTCTAACTCGCCTTTTTGCTTGAGCGGCTGCAAGTGGTCTTTAGTCAGTTTTCCTGACTTTCCACAATAACAACAAACAGAATCAAAATAATCGATACAAGTCACCCATTGTTTTTCGGTAAGCTTACTTTGCCCGTCATGCCTTTTCTTTTGAGCTTCTGATGACATCCGTTCTTTAGTTACTTCAATAAATTCATAACCTAATGCACGTTTGAGCAAAGCATTTTCGACTTGAATGTCAACAACTTCTTTACCCTTTTTTAGGGCCTCCAAAATCTCCAGATGACTTTTTTTCCAATTACCCAGAGTTGAAACAGCAATCCCCATATTATGAGCGATTTGCTCCTCTGTTAAGCCGTCTCTTGCCCAACCTTGAATCTTGAGTAATCCTTCTTCTAAAATCCATTCTTCATATTTAGCTTTTGCCATTTCTCCTCCTTTCTAAAAGTCTACACAAAAAAACCGCTATTTCTAGCAGTTTTTATCACTTGGAGAATTATGAGTATTGGCTCGTCGTCTTAAACCATGATATAAGTATACCACTTAAAACACGGGGTAAAATTCAACGAATCATTCAAAAACATTTCACGATTTTACCACTTATAAGTAAGGTCTAATCATTTCTTTAAAAGATTTGTTCCAACGCCATAATGTGGTAACACCTACAAACATCTCTTGAGCTACTCCGTACCATGTCATTCTTTGCTGATAATGAAGAAGTAAAGCTTGTTTCGTCTCACTACACTCGACATCCCAAAACATATCAAGTATTTCTTTTTGCCTTTTCATTTTTCCGAGAATGCCATTGAGTTCATCTTCCTCAACTCTTAAAAATTCCGACTCTTGCGGTGCTATTCCAAATGATTGTGTTCTAATCCCAAGATTATCTGTAGGTTTTCTAGCCCTTAAATCAAGCTCTCTAGCTTTGATATTTGCTGCTAACTTTCCTGTCAAGTAATCTCCAATAATTCTATCTAACTTATCTGCCATTCATCAAATTCTCCTTTTGTGGTATAATTAAGTTAGAAATTCAGTTGCCGAAGCCCATTGCCG